AAGACTTTAATGTAACAGATATTTATAGTGAGGATGAATTAAGAAAGTTTGATAATACGGTAGTACTTGGTGGGTTTGATTTATCTCGAACAAAGGACATAACAGCTTTTACAACACTTTTATTTGATAAAGAAAAACATCGTCCAATTGCTATCACTATGTACTGGATAACCGCAAAATTCTTAGAAGAACAACAAACAAGTGGTTCGAAAGTACCGTGGCGTGCATGGATTGACCGCGGTTTAATCAGAATTAGTGGCACTGAGTTAATTGATTATCATGATGTTGCTAATTATGTTGCGAGCAATTTCATCCAAAGAGGTTGGACTTATCTTTACATCAATTATGATAGTTATAGTGCAGGTTATTTAGTAGAAGAACTTGCAAGCATGGGTTATGCTAAAGACTATTGCTTAATTCCGACTCCTCAAGGTTATAAAACATTAAGTATTCCAATTCAAACTCTTGAAGCACACTTAAAAGAGAAAATTATTTGTTATCAGAATAACCCAGTAACTAAGTGGATGTTATCAAATGTTGAAATGATACAAGATAGAAACGGAAACTATATGCCAATCAAAGCAGATAACAAGATGGGACGAAAAATTGATGGAGTAGCAACGATTCTAAACTGTTATGTAAGTCTTTGTAAAAACCCAGACTACTATCTTAAACAATAAGGGAAAGAAGGAATTAAATGGGACTATTAGCCAATGTATTAAATAAAGTGTTTGGTAAAAGTAAACCGGACAATAAACTTAAAAAAATAAACTATCTAGATTTATTTACGCCTTTTTTCTCTGGTGTTTATAAACCTGATTTTAATACCACATATGTTTCAGGAGTAAGTACTCATTCACGTCATATTAGTAAAGCTAAACCGTATATTAAACATAAAGATAAAGGATTACAAAATGGTAAGGAGTATATTAACTATCTTTTAAATAATAAGCCTAATCCTTTAATGAGTGCACCAGTCCTTTGGAAAACACTCGGTCGCAATTATTTTATGGATAATATTGCTCTTGCTTATTTAGAGTGGGATTATGATGATTATAAAGCACCACTTAAAGGGATATGGCCACTAGACTTTGATTCCCATAGTTTAGAGTGTAGAATTAGTGAATCAGGTGAACTCTTTGTTAGTTTTACATTAGAGGGTATAAAAAGAACAGCTGGACTTGATGACTTAATTATCTTAGTTCGGGAAGTTGATCCATCTTCCATCTTTGGAAAAAGAAGTGAAGCGGTCGATAGTGTTTTAAAGGTTCTTCAAACCCAGTATGAAGGTGTTGAGCAAGCGATTAGAACTAGTGCCTTTATCCGTTTTATAGTGACGAGTACAACTCCTTTATCAAATATGCAAAAGGAAGAAAAAGCGAAGTATTTTGCTAATACTTATCTAGGTAAAGATTCAAGTGGTGTAGTCTATGTTGACCAGGCACAACAAGTGACTAAGGTCGATAGTCAAGCTAAGTATGCAAACGCGGAAGAGATGAAGGAGTTTAAGAATGATATTTATTGTTATCTTGGAATCAGTGAAAAGATTATTAAAGCTGAGTATTCCGAAGATGAATGGCAAGCTTATTATGAATCAGCCCTAGAACCATTCTTTATTGAGCTGGAAGCAGAACTTACAAATAAAATATTAACGAGTGATGATGTCAGAAATGGATATGAAATCTTGATTGATGCAAACCGTCTACATTCTGCAAGTTTAAAGACTAGAAAAGATATTGCACTCGCCTACATGAAACTGCCGGTTTACAAACCTAATGTAGTGACAGATTTACTCTTCTTACCAACACTAAAAAATGGTGATAAAGAATATGCAACACTTAATTATGTGGAAGCAGATAAACAAAATGAGTATCAAGGCGTTAGTAGTAATAATGAGGAGGAAGAAAATGAACCAAATGTTTAGGCACAATGATTATAGGAGACTCATGCAAGTACGTATAATGGACGGTATCGATGATACTGATAACAAAATGATTATTGAAGGAAAAGCAATCGCTTTTGATGAGCCAACAGTACTCTTTGAATATGAAGGCACCCAGTATAAAGAAATTATTGCAAGAGGTGCAATGGATGAAGCAGATATATCATATGCCTACCTAAAATATAATCACAGCAACAATATCATGGCAATGGCTAGAACTAAAAATAAGACATTACAAATCGAAATTCGAGATGACGGTGTGTGGATTAGAGCTATTCTTGCCAATACCACAGCTGGTCGTGATTTATATGAACTCGTTAGAAGTGGAATCATTGATAAGATGAGCTTTGCTTTTACGATTAAAGATGAAACTTATGACAAACAAGCGCATACATGGACTGTGCGTAAGATTGATAAGTTATATGATGTGGCAGCGGTGGAGATCCCTGCCTATGAGAATACTTTATTATTTTCAAGACGCTTAGGTGATGTGGAGGCATGTCTTAAGAGTGAAGTGGAGGCTTTGAGGCTTGAGCGAATATTAAAGATAGATTCAATTAAACACAGAATTAAGTCCAAATAAAAAAAGAAGGAGAATTAAATAAATTGAATAAACGAGAACGAATTGCAAAAATCAATGAACGTTTAACCGAAATTGAACAAAGTCTAGATAATGCAAATATGGAACAAGTTGATGCATTTGATGAAGAATCAAAAGCACTCGTAGAAGAAAGATCAAAGCTAAGTATTGAAATAAAAGATGAAGTTAAACGAAACTTTAATCAAGCATCCCGCTTTGATTTACATGATGATGATATTAAAGGCGATGTGTTAACAAAGAGAGGTTTAAGTATAGCCTTTGCGAAAGCAGTTAGAGGTGATAAGTTAACAGATGTAGAAGCACGTGCTTTAGGTGTTGCTAATACCACGACTTCGACAACTTTTGTAGAGCCATCAGTTGATCAAGATGGTGTTAATAATGCAGGTATCTTTATTCCAGAACAAGTCCTGCTAGACATTTTAAAAGAAACAGAACTCATATCTTCATTTGCACAAGACTGTGTTATCAGTCACTTAAAAGGTGTTATTAAGTTTCCTTATAAAGTTTCAAACACTAAACCTATTGCGAAAGCCGAATTATCAGCAAACGAAGATGCAAGTTTTAGATGGGCTATTTTAGAACTTGATATTTATAACCAAACGATATCAGTTAACTTAACCTATGAGATTGAAGCACTTGCGATTGAACAGTTTACTGGTTACTTGCTTGCAGAAATATCACAAGCAATAAGAGAAGCAACTAGTGAGGAATTCTTATATGGGACAGGCCTAGATGATCATTTAACTGGTGCTACGGTTGGTGCAGCTCAAGCGGTAACCGGTGGTTATAAAAAGGGTGAGGAACTAGCTGCGATTGAAGCTGGAATTAAAGCATTACCTAAACGAAAACGAGCAGGTGCAAAAATCTATATTGCCAGTGATCTATATAAAACCATCTTGTTTGCCAAAGACACTAATGGAAACTACCTCTATAACCCATTTAACTCAAATGGTATTAATAAGTTTGGTCCGCTTCCTTTAGTCGAAGATGAAATATTACACGATGGTGATTTCTTAATTGGTAATGCCAAGTATCAAAAACTTAATCTTGTAAAAGGTGTTACAGTTGAAAGAGAACGCAAATCAAAAGAACGCATTGTTGAATACAACTGTCACTGCATGATTGCAGGTAAACCTGTACCTAGCTCATTTGTATATGGTTATGTTAAATCCACAACTTAAGAGGTGACTAGATGGCAAGTCAAAATGAATTATTAAGAGATGAACTAGCGATTGCTTTTGGAAATATATTAGGACATGAACTTGAACCTCTGAACGCGAGATTTGAAACAACACTTGATGTGGTTTATGCTTTCAATCTCCATTATGCTGATGTTTTATTAACCATAGATGTACTAGATATTGAAGGTCTTGAAATCGCATCACCTATCATTGTTCTTAAAACAGGAGCAGTAATAGGGTCAGGTGATGTAGTGTCCGCAGATGAAAATGGAAAGTATGTGGTTAAGATTGGTACTTACAACTATAGTATATCTAAAACTGGTTATGAGACGCTTACTGGTACTATCGATATAAAATACATTGATGCAGAAGTTGATAAAAAATTTATTAATGTTACTCTTCATAAACCATGTGAAGTAAGTCTATCAGTAATAAATAGTGATCAAGAAGAAATTGTTGAATCAACTATAGTAATTAAAAAGGGTGAAACCATTGGGTCAGGTGAAGTTGTTAATATTGATGAAGATGGTACTTACAAATGTGGTATTGGTACATTTAATTATTCCGTTTCAAAAGCAGGATACGAAACATTTACTGGAACATTTACAGTAGTAGCGGAAGATCTCGATAAAACCAAAACAGTAACAATTACCCTTCATAAGCTATGTGTAGTAACGATTAATGCAGTTGATGAAAGCGAAGTAGAAGTAACTGATACCGCCATCGTCATTAAGACTGGTGAAGTTATTGGTTCAGGTGAATTAGTTAATTCTGAAGCTGATGGAACTTATAAATGCGGAATAGGAGCTTATAATTATTCAGTAGCAAAGGACACGTATGTAACCGAAACCGGCATATTTACAATTGAAGAAGCTGATCTTGATAGTACTAAAGCAATTACGGTTGTGTTAGTAGTTAACGTAGAATAAAAAACTTTTAGGAGGTAGTACAAATGGCTTATATTTTAACGATTGAACAAGTTAGAGAAGCGATCTATGTTGATCCAGATTATAACCCTTCGACTTTGAACAGATACGCGTCTAGTGCTACCTCTTTCCTTAAACAAAAGACAGGATACGATTTTACCCAAGATGAACCGATAGAACCGCTAGCGATTGAGTGTGCGATGATGTATGTTAGACAACTTCATTTTCAAGGTCAAGGCTATAATAAAGACCATGATTATACGCTTGGGATTGTATCATTGTTAGAAGATTTAAAAGATTTAACAAGGGGGAAAAATGGCACAGTTTAAGTATCAAATAAAAGACAAGATTATTAAGATATATCAAGAAACAACTAAAGATAAAGGTGTGCTACGTGAATACATCCATCCAAAAGACTCCTATATAAAAGCTTATATAAGACAGTTAAGTAGTAGTGAACGGTATCTAAATAGTGCAGAAGTTGATGGAAGCGAAATCGAAATTGTTATTAATAAACGCGATGTGCATCCAGACATGTATATTGAGTTTGGTGAAAAACATTATCAAATAGGACCACTTGACCACTTTGAATTCTATAATACTGAGGTTAAATTTAGAGCAAAGGAAATAACTCCAAGAAAACCACAAGTTGTAACCTACGAGGAGTGGAACATATGACAGCAGTAGACGGATTATTAAAAACAGCACAAGATGTAGTATTAATTTTAAAGAGTTCCGGTCTCCTAGAAGGTGAGACACTTGGTAATTTAAATGATGCTCTAGAAACAGATGAGATAATGTTTTGGCATGCGCTTGCGAAAAATGGTGGAGGCAATAAAGAAACGTATCTTATATGGAATGTAATGCCACCATCACCTATCATTAATGTGGATTCTACGAAGTTAAGACGTGGGAGTGCTCTCATAGATATTTTCACACGTTACAATATTTGCGATGAAACTATTCAGGAACTAATGAAAAGAATCAATAATGAAGCATTAAATTTTGGGTGGGAGTGCGAACTATATGAAGTGCCAAGTTATGAACCTGAATTTAAACGAACAAGAATAACTTTGCATTTATTCAAAAATATCAAGTAGGAAAGGAGAAAAAACATGGGTTTTAGAAAAGTTAGATTATTTGAAATTACTACTGAAGTAGGAAGCGATGGCTATCCTGTTTATAGTACTACTCCGATTAGGCTTCAAGGGACGGGAACTGAAGAGGACTTTAACAGTGTAAGCATTAAACTATCGTCAGTTAAGAAAACAAAAACACTTGTTGCAGATGACATTGAGCGAGTCAAAGAAATTGAAGTCGGATACGATCTTGAGCTTGAAGTCTTAAATGTCGAAGCCAGTGCACTAGAAGATGCCTTTGGTTTTAAAAAGGATGCAGACGGAAATATCAAAGAAGTCGTAAACGGAACAAAGAAGAAGTTTGGACTATTCTTTGAGGGTAAAACTGCAAGCGGTACAGTATTTCAAAAGTATCTCTATAAGATACAGTTTGGTACGCCTGATACTGAACAACAAGCAGAAACTGGTGAAAATGTCGTAACTTTAAAGATAACTGGAAAAGGTGAAATCATCACTGATTCAAATGGTGTTCAAGTGAGGGCCTATACAGTCTTTAGTGGGAATGACGGTTTTGTAACAAGTGAGCCAACAAGTATGTATAAAGAGCCTGAAGATGCGCCGGAGGAGTAAGCCATGATTTTTAAATATAAGGATAAGTATCCTGTCGCCAATAAAATAAGTGTGTTTAATCACTATAAAAGGATAACAGGAAGAAGTCTTGAGCGTGACATGCAAAAGGTTCAAAAGCGTGAGGAAGTATTAAATGACGAAAGTGCTACTGATGAAGAGGTTAATGAGGCATTAGATATCGACATCATTGAAATAATGCAATTTGTTTATTATGCCTTCCGCTGTTCAGGCGAGGCAAAAATCTTAGAAGTAGACAGCGTTTCAGATGAACTCGACATAACTGATTTAATGGACGGCTCACTTGTTGAATTAATAAGCAAGCTTATGGAAGTAAAAAAAAATTCAAGAGTAGTCCTAAGC